GTACTCGCTGTTCGCCCGGAGCCTTTTCCGGTGCTCTTTCGGAATTTTCTTTCGGCCCCGAACAGTGAGATTCCAAGAAACAGGGGCTTGGTGGTCGCCAGCCACTCCTTGCCCGAACTCAATCGGAACTTGATGCGTCTGGCTGAGCTCGAGCCCCCATTCAGCTGGGAGTTGATGACCAGCCGCGGTACTGGCCAACCATTCGATACGGATCGCGTAGTCGGACGAGAAGGAGCCGTCCCACAGAATTGGGATCTGATGATCTCCAGCTACTCCCTGCGTCCACTCAACCGGCACCTGATGATCCTGGCTGAGCTCTAACCCCCAATCGATCGGAGTTTGGTGATCACTCGGAACCAGCGAACCCCACTCGATCGGCACCGACTTGTCAGCCGCAAGTATCCCGGACCAGTCGACATGGATTTGATGGACACTGCCGGGGAAGTTGCCCACCCACTCGACAGGGATGGTTTTGCCAGCAAGAACCTCGAGCCCCCACTCGGCCGGGATGGCGTGATCAGACGTAACAGGCGAACTCGTTGACGCGGCATACAGCACCTGGATAGAAACATGCGTCGCTCTAACCGTTGGGTTGTCAGACGAGTGCAGGACCAGGGCCGCAGCGTGCGTTGCCCGAACGATCGGATCATCCGAGGAATACAGCGCCAGGGCCGCAGCGTGCGTTCCGCGGACAACCGTGTTCGTCGATATCGTGATTGGAGCGGTGTCGCCGTTGGTCCCGCCGCCAACGTAATCCACTTCAACGTTGACGGTGGTGGCGCCGTAAAAGCCGTTCCAGCCGGCGCTGGTGTGGGTTGAGTCGGTGGTGTCGATGTCCCAAACGGTTGGTTCAGGGTTTTCCTCGCGCCATAAGCGAGCCCGCAGGGTGGCGGGAGCCGTGCCGTTCACCCTCACCCGAAGATAGAGCCAGTCTCCGGTCGTGTAGCCAGGGGATTCTCGGTCTTCGCCGAAATCGCCAACGATGTCGCCCGTTGTGGTTATCGCGGAAAGCGTGCCGGCGCTGAACTCGCTCAGCTGGATTCCAAGCTGTTGGGACGAGCCTTCCTCGATGCTGAACACATACCCGGTTTCAGACCCGGCGGATCCACCACCACGCAGCACGAGCCCGAAGATGTCGTCGACGACGGTTGCGTTCATTTGGAAACGCGCAACGAGCTCGATGTTCAGTTCGTTGCCGTCTTCAACCGTGTCCCAGCTGTTCAACCGGTCGGTAGCAGCACTCCAATGCTGCTCGAAAGTGAAGTTGTCCTCGGCGTCCGCGTTCGCGTTTGCCGCAACCGCCGTTTCGTTGGTGGTCGCCCAGCGCTTTGTAAGCACTGATGGATAGACGGTATCAGACTCGCCTGACCAGTCTTCAGAGTAAGTGGTCATTTATGAGGCGCTCTACGCCTGGATCAGAAAGCCGAACTCCGCGGCGTTGACGGAAGTTTCGGTCCAGTCGATGCCGCCATTAGGGTCGTTTTCGTATATGTGATTGATGTAGCGGGTGTACTCCGTTCCAACCTGCTTGTTGCCGCTTTGCACTTCAGTAGCACTGCTTCGAGCCACTAACCTCAAGTCTCGCGCGCCTGGATCCTCTTTGCGTGCGAGCACAGATACCTGGACCCCGAACACGGTCCCAACATCACCCGTCAAGGCAGCGAACCCGTAGAGTTCTTTATCAGACGCCGTGCTCGAGTGGTTATAAGTCGTGTCGTCGTCTGGATCTGCGATGTCGTCAACCATTTCATAGTTGGCTGAACCAGAGATGCGAGTGAAGTCATTCGTGGTGCCGTCGGCATTAGGCGATACCGTCTCAACCCTCACGTCGCCCAAGCGATCGGTGTTATCGGATCCAGTGTTGTCGAGGAAATATATATCGTCAAAACGCCAGTCGATTATCGAATTACCGACCAGCCGCACATTCGCAATCGAGGCTTCAGTGCCATTGAGAGTATCAACACCGGAACCGCTCATTTTACTGTCACCATCGATCCACACTTCGAACGCCCCGGTCGAGTCGTGCAACGTGACCTTGATTTCAATGAAATACCAAGTCGCCATCACCGCAGTAAAGGAGAAACTGCCAAGACTGGTCGATCCGCGATCAAGGTGGAAGGTGCCGCCAGAGAGCCATCGCAATGTAATTTTTTCTGTGCCGCTGGAATCGAACAGGTTAATGACATCAGTGTTGGCAGCCACCGAATTGACGAACTCTACGGCGAAGCCAAAGACAAAGGTTGCGGATGAAGGAGTAATGAATCGGGATAAGTACGAACCACTGGCATTTACGTTGATGCCGCGCCCATTGCGACCAGTCGCAGCGGTCGAAAACCCTGCGACATCGCCAGACCACCCGCCAGCGAGAATTTCTCCATCGGAGGCGTACTGGTCAAACCCTTCAATGAGCAGCAGAGCCAATTTTTACAAGCCGATAACGGTCATGGTAGCGGCTGCGACATTGATCCCGCCGGCGGTGGGGTTTACCAAGCGAACATTCAGGATGCCGTCGGCTTCACACAAGATGGGGTTTTGCACAAGCACGCCCGCATCAAGGTCAGCGTCAGCAAACGCGACCATGTAAAGCTGGTCTGCTTTCACGCCCTGGACCGGTACGGCTGTGGTTGTTGTCGTGATCGTGAGCGCGTTGTCGAGATCTGCAGTCACCTGCTTGGCAATAGTTACGTTGACGGTGGTTCTCAGCATTTTGGAATGCTCCTGTGGTTAGACAAAATGTGCCTGGACCCTGCGGCCCAGCTTGTGTTCACGGCGACGTACCGCCTGAATATGAGCGGACGGGCGAGGCCCGATGCGCTCGTCAAACATATCTTTGTGCGCTCTCGACAACTCAGGGTTTTCGGTTTCAGCGTCCCGCTTCATATAAGCGCGGTGCATCATCCAATCGAGCAGGTCTAGCTGGTGCGTCTCCTGCGTCTCGAGCAACTGGCCGCGCAACCGCCAGCTCAACCGGTTTATCGGCAGACGCCACACGCTCAAGTGCAGCGTGCCGGCGACATCAGGCACCGGCCACAGCTTGAACTGATATTCCTCGATGTAGTCGAGATAGTAGAGCGGCTTGCCCTGGTCGCCTAACCCGCCTTCAAGATCCCAATCCTGATACCGCTGGTCCATCCAGCGCTGAGTTCTCTTTTCAAGGATGTGCTCGTTTGCGCTAACTGTTTCGACAAACTTCACGCGATCAATCTTTAAGATCCGGCGATCGTAGGTGACGGACTGTTGGTTGGCTCCACTGACGGGTAACTGCGTGAGCGCGGTGTTAACGGAAGTATCGAAAATGGGCTTGCGGTGCGCGAGCTCCTGCTGCGCCTCATCCACATACCCGCAAATCTCTTCGTTCTTCCAAAGCAATGCATCGTCGTCGTTCTGCCACGCCTGGGTGGCAGAAACAACGTCGCCAGGCAGATCGTCTACCCGCTGACGGAAAAGGAACACCATCTGCTCGAGCGTGTACGGGGGTTTCAGATCGCCATTCAGTGCCATGGGTTACTCCACGCTGATATCGGCCGGTTCATCTTCGGCCAGAGCGTCTTCCAGCTCGGCATGTTCTACATCGTCAGGGGCATCGTCGCGCAGAAACCTGGGGATCCCGGCAAGACGCGCCTTCGCATCTACCAGCGCTTCTTCCAATCCAGCCAGCAAGGTTTTGCGGTTCTGGCCTGCCTTTTCGCCCTCGATCAGCTCCGCGAGTTCATCTGCATGAAAACGGTGAAGATCGCCGCCAATCGTTTTCACCGGTTGATCAAGCATGTCGTTGATCCACTGCTGGTGCAGCGCTTTCGCGGCCCTCATCGGATCTACATCGACAGGGGCATCAAGACTGCCCAACTCGTCGTCAGAATCTATAAGTTCCGTCACTACCTGAAGTTGTCCCGGAGCAACGCGAGGACCCTTATCCCGCTGGACCCTGGGCGGCTTGCCCACTTCGTTGAACTGCTCAGGCAGCCCGATCACGAACCTCTCAATCGCGCGCTCGTCTTCCACAAGGCAAACGTGAACCGCTGGATCCACGCCGGCTGGGAGAAGGTTTGGTTGGGGGCGAAACCAGTAAGTTTTGCCGAACAGTTTGGCTTTTGTGCCTTCGTCACTATCACGACGGCCAACGCGGAGGTCTCTGCGTATCCGACGCGCTCTGCATTCAATCAACATTTCGTTCGTCCTCATTAGAAACAAAAAACCCACCGCCACCAATGGCGGCGGCGGGTTGCTTGCCAGAGTACCCGAAAGCGATTATTAGCTGTAGTTACCCTCGTGCGTAGGGAGATCCGGGCGCGAGACGAGATTGACGGCAAGGCCGCCTGCCTGAGCCGTTGCTGCAGCCGTGTCAACGCCGATCACAATGTAGCGATCATAGTTCACCGCGGGCAGTTCAAGCATCGCCTGAGTCTCGTACCGGGTAGTTCCAGGGCCCTGCCCGATGGTGGCCGCAGCCGCGATCAACGTGAGGTCGGTGGTGTCCGCCGGGTCCTGAACCGTGTCTTCGATCCCGATGTCGATAAGGTGCGCGGCACCCGTATCGAGATCATCGTGCTCCACAACCACCGACACAATTCGGTGTTGCGCGGGTAGGCGAACCATGCGGAAGGTTTCCGCAGTATCGTCTACCTGGGTGACGGACAGTTCGTAATTCCCACGCTGCACGGTGGCCTGACCTGCCTGAGCAGACTGGATTCCGGGGTTGTGGGCAAGATTTGTTTCAACAGTCATGTGTTGCTCCTGATTAGTTGGCTAAGGCTAAACCCAACGCTTACGGGTTGGGGTTCGCTGCCGCGGTGTCAATGGCGATGATGCCAAAGTCTTTCGCGGTGCCTTCGATGGTGAATCTCGTTTTCTTCAACCCGAAGATCGAAGATGTCGAAATGACCATCTGGTTGCCGTTATCTCTCGACTCTTCGTGCCAGTCGAATCGGAGCCCCGTGCCTGGTGAGCCAAAGGCCACCACGCCTGCTTGCGCGCCCATGAACAAAGCCCTTGCGGCCTCAACGTTTCCGCCAGCGCCCGCGTTGGTAAAGCGAATGACCGCTTTATGTGCGTGCAACACAACGTTGTTGTGCATTCCCAGCCCGCCTTTGAAGATAGGCGAGTTACGACCCTCGGCAGTTGCGGCAGCCTTCTGGATTTCTAACCAGTTGGACGCACCAGCAGCTGTTCGGAGGTCATACTCTTGGAAAGGATTCATCAGCATACAGAAGTGTTCTTCGCCATCGATCATTATCGGCTGAATCTGAGGGGTGCCTTGCGAGCCACCACCCATCATCACGGCCAGCGTTTTGGCGCGATCGATTAAATCTGTATCCAGGATGTCGTTGGCATCGATGGTCGCGAAGCTGGTCGCGTTACCGCCATACAGAATGTGCTCGGCATCAGGCGTCTGCAGCGCGTTGTTTGCGAAACCTGTGTACCCCGCGCCGAAAATGAATTCGGTGTTCGAGCCGCGCGTACCAGACAGGTACATGAAGAACAGTTCGTCAAAGACTCTGCCCCACCACTCAGCCTGCCGGCGTCGTGAAATTCTGCGCAGATCGTGGACGGTACGCTTACGCGTCATGCGGCCACCGGTGTTTACACCGCCTCTCATTTGGTCGATGTACACCTGGTCGGTGTAGAACTGCAGATTCTCTTCCGTGCCTTCTTGAACGTCGTCTCCCTCGATCGGGGTCTGACGTAACTGCATGATCAGGTCGAAAGTGATTTGCTCGCCAGCGTCATTCTCCAGCTCTGGAAGCATTTGAATCGGCATCCCGCTCTCGGGTCCAACTCCCATGAATTTCCGATTGAAGTACGAGATTCTGGCGGTGTCGACAGCGAGAAACGCAGAAAAGCGCTTAACTGCCTTCGGGTCGTTTAGACCGATGATGGTCCGTGCCATGAGTAACCTCCGGTTGTGGTTCCGGCCGGTCAGTCACTCGTGCGACCCAGACTAGCTGTTAAATTAAATTTTCGGGTATGCCCGAACCCGCTCGTTTTACTACATTCGCAGCCCTGCCGTCGAGCAGGAATTCCGCATCTTCATGCGCGACCACCTCCACGCGAGCTCGCCGGCCCTTCTTTTCGCGAAGCGTTAAGAGCACCAGGCCGGCCCCTCCGCGCAGCGCCTCCTCAGAAACATGAGACATATCCACCAGCAAGGTTTCGTTGGTCTTCATGTCGAGAAAACAAGTGGCCAATTTTACAGACCCGCTCGCAGATATCGGTCCTGCTGAGTATCCGTCATCTTCGCTAACGCATTTTCAAGCTCGATTCCCTCGAGGGCATCAAGCGATGAGAACTCGTCTTCGCCGCCTGGATTGTCGAGCGATGCCGATGCGCCAGCCAAAGTCTGAGGCACCGCCGCGCGGTCCTTTGCAGCCTTCTGAGCGCGCGTCTTGCCCTTGTCCTGGATATTCTTCGCGGCAACCTGTTGAGGGGTGCCCGCATTGTCAGGAGGGGTATCCAGCGCCGCTTCGGCCGGCGTGATCTGCTCGAGCACAGCGCGTTTGGCCGTCTGCAGGTACCAGTTATGGCTCGATCCATGGTTGTCTGCGTCCGCGTACAGCCCGTTGAGCGCCGCCTGGAAAGCGCCGGTCATAATCGGATTCTGGAATTGCGTGTTGGCCGCCATGAAGGAGGCGACGCTGGTATTCCAGTCGGTTTCGACAAGGGCTTGATTGGCGTTGCGCAGAATAACCTGTTCACGCTGATCCGCCACGAGCTCCTGTCGCGTGTTGTTGAGCTTGTGGGTTTCGCGCATGAACACAGCGATTTCAATATCACCATCGTCCAACTGCTGCTCGAGCGCATCGATCTGAGTGTCTACTCCCGCGATCTTGCCGACGATATCCGCCTCAAACTGACGGGTGGCACGAATCTCCGTGCGCTGTTGAAAGCCGCGCTCAATCTCTGGCTCACCCATCTGCTTAGCGGGCGGGGTGCCCGGCGGCGCCGGGTCGTCATCACCTTCATCGTCGGTGGTGTTGCTGGGGGCGGCGTTCGGATCCGTAGACTGATCTTCAGCCGTTGGGGAGGCCATAGAGTTTTCAGCATCAGAATCCTTCTCGCCGCCCCCGGCAACCTCTGCGCCATCCTCGTCGTCGTCGTCAGCGAGGGCAGCTTGTTCTTGTGCCGACAAATGCGGTTTTACATCTGCGAACTCGTCGGGCGGCGGGTTGTCTTCTATCTCGGTGTTTGCGGCTGATTTACCGGCCATATTGCTTACTCCTTCACTCTTGCGAAGCTGAGTTAATGTTTTGCTCGGCCAGCCGTTGTGCCTCTTCCTCTTGGGGAGTGAAGATCGTTTCGGTGTCGAGCGTTTGAGCAGGGGCGCCAACGTCAGCGGCCGGCGCAACATCCCCGCCTATCTCAAAACTGTCCATGAGGATATCGACAGCCCTGGCTAGGTTCTTATCGCCCTTGAGGCTTGCCACGATCTCAACAGCAGCGAGCATGGTCGTGCTTCTCGACTTGTGCCCCTCTGCCTCAGATTTCGAGGCAGCAGCATCTTTGACTCGGATCTCAGAGTCAATCCGGCGGTCCTCTCGGTCCTTGTCTTGCTTCGCTTGCGCGTCAGCTGCAGCCTCAATTTGATCGCGCTCTGGATCGTCGGGGTCAGTCTGGCCGTTGATGCGGCGTATGCGACGAACCATTTCATCCTTGCCTTCGACATCGGAGAGTTCTATCACCAGGTCGAGCAGCTGCATCGTTACTTCTGGATCCAGGCGAGTGGTCATTTCCATCAGCTGATCGAACATCGCCATTCGCATAGACTCGCGGAAGTCCTGAGAATCGACTACAAAATCTGCGGCACTTTCGGTGATCGGGTTATGCAACCGCGGCATTCCGGCGTCATCGAAGTCCATGGTGTTGATGTCGCTGAACTCGGCGCGGCCACGGTCGTTAACAATGCGAATTTTCTTCGGTTCAGCGTAGAACTGTTCGATCAACGACAGCTGAATCTCGCCCTGCAGCTGTATCGACTCACGCAGGTTATCAAACAGCAACGCTGTGACGACCGAGCCCTGTACTTGGCGCAGGTTGATCGCGGTGCCTGAACTGACGTTGTTGATCTCGCCCAGGTTTTCTTCGGTCACACCAGACGTGTCCGCGAGGAACTCCATGTCGAGGCGCATCATATCGATGTGCTCAGCCGCAAGGTCGATGTTGCGGTTGATCTCAAAAGCCGCGCCGCGCCGATGCTTTATCACGCCATCTGGACGCGCAGCTTCTTCAATCGCCTCATCCCAATCATCGAACGCATCTTCTTCGGCAATGATCTGGTTGGTCGACATGATGAACAGCGCTTTGGATTTGCGCTTATTCAAATCCTCTTGCGCATCACGCATATTGCGAATCGGCCCATACGGCATTCCATCGCGGTCACGGCGGAAACACCAGATCGGTACGAACGGATAGCGGTTATGGTGATACGGAGACTTCTGATCCATAAGCATGAAATCGCCGGTCCACATGGCAACGAATATCTGCGTTTGAATCGCGTCGTAAGTCGTCGCCAAACCCTGCTCCACCAGGCCAGCCATCAACTCGTCAGCGCCATCAAAGTTCTGGCCATCAAGTTGGCTGAACTGGCGTTGAATGTCGTCACCGATACCGGGGAAGCGCGTGCCTTTGAATAGCTTCGCCTTGTGCGGCATCTGATACCAGCACTCGATCACGCGGTTGCGCTTACGCCGGTTGCCGATACTAAAACTCTCGTCAAACTGCGAGCGACCATGGCCAAGATAGGCGTTGCCGTTGGAGTCACGGAACAACGGCGTGAACGCGGTAGGCTCGTCGTCTTCTGAATCGTTGTTCTGGATGTTGTCGGATCTCGAGGCGCGCAAAATCGCGCTCGAGCGACCAGGGATCATGGCTTGCAAAACATCGGTGTCGATCCACTTCGAGCGAAAGATGTAGCGCGCGTCCGACAGATCAGACTCTTTCGCCAAATGATCCCACCACATATTGCGCCAGTGCTCATAGCGGCTAAACAGTGGTTCTTCAGTGGGGTCAGAGCGGATTCCAGACTCCATCCAACCCACCCCAGCCTTCACGGAGTCAGCCCACGCGCGCGAACGTGCGAACTGCACCTTGTTCACATCAGCAACGTATTTGAGCAGGTGGGTCTTTGTAATCGCCGCCTCGACATCCTCATCACCGCGCGGGTGCACTTTGAAGTCAACTCGAGTGCGGCGCTCGGTACCCAGCAACCAGTTGATGTGTTGCGCCGTCTTGTTATAGACGAGCGGGTGCTGTCCGCGCTCCTGGATCACTCTGGCGTCTTCATCGCGCCATTGCTCGCCATCGTAAAAGCTCGTGTCGATCGCCTGCTCCATTCGATTCGATGAATGAGCCTGACGAGTTTCTACCCACCACTCTTTGATCTTTTGCAGTTTCTTTTTGGCGTCGGGTCCGTCGAGCGGATGAATGCCCTGGTGTGGATCCGTCTGGTCGATCCCAAGTTCGAAATCCAGATCAACCACGCGGTCGCGGTTAACCCGCATGTTTTCAAACGACAGCTCAGCCATCAGTGGACCTCCACGTCGATTGTCTGCTCGCCAATAGAGCCCTGGACCGTGCCTAACGGCTCGTTGATGCCCGTCCATGGGGCCATGTTTATCAGATCTTCCAAGGTCTCGATGATCGCCTCAGCGATGCGAAACCGCGTCTCTATCGCGCGCCCCATGTGCAGCATTTCTGCGATCTTGGTGGTGGCCAAATGCATGTACTGCGAATGGGTTTGGTCCTCATCAACGTACTTCCATGCGCTCGAAAGCATGATCACCCACGCTGATCTAACGCTGGAGCGATTCGGCCGGCAGATCACGATCGCCGGCTCATGCTCGGACCCAACCTCCATCGGGTTGGGGTTCACGTACTGCAGGCGCAGCACGAAATCGCCGTAATTCTTCTCGCGAACGATCGTTTCGGTGTTCATCGGCGAGTCGGGGGTGGAATGGTTGCGGCGCCGGGATTCTGGCTGAAAATAGTGATCCTCTTGCCCAGCGACCCCTGAACAGTCTGCTGCATTGTTGAGCCTGTCTGAGCCTGTGGCGCAGGAGGCCCGGCGCCAAAATACTTGTTGTACGCCGCTTTGATTTTGGCGCGTCGTCGCGCACATCCACCACAGGCCATCAGTAAGTGTTACCTGTTCTGCCGCCCAAGAGCGGGCCACGACCTTGGCCACCTTGAGGGGATGGCGTAGTGGCGCTTCGAGGTGAGCCACCGCCAGGGCTGCCACCGCCAGGGCTGCCACCGCGGGATGAACCGCCGCCGCGACCGGGAGGGCCGCTCAAAAATTGTGGAGCCATACTCGCAGAAGTTGGGGTGCCGCCGTTTGGAACCGGTGGAGCGCTCAGTTGTGGGGCGCCTCCAGGGGCAGAGCGAGCTGAGCCGCCGCCTACAGGGCCGAACTGACCGAGATCACGAGATCCAGCAGCTCGAGCTGCGGCGCCTCGCTCCGCTATTCCAGCCGCGCCAGCTGCGTTCTGCTCGGCGACGCCTCTGAACAATCGCTCGAAAACCGACACGAGAGGCGTGCCCAACGCAAGGGCGCCCCATATATCTCTGCCGACGGGAAGTATCATCGCCATAGCGGGACATCCTGTTCACGCGCCTCCCCAAGCTGCAGAAGGGTGTGAATTTAACCGCTTCAGATAGCGATGTCGATGGAGCTCTCGATTGCCCAACCGGTATGGATGTGCTCGCGCAGCACTTCTGGTCGCACCACGCGGATCCACTTTTCGATATTTCGGCGTTCTTCTCGAGAAGGCGCCGGGCCGGAAATTGGCGTCACTGTGACCAGTTTTGCGAAGTCGTCAAAGTCGATTCGAAACCGGCCGAGACGCCTACTCTGCCGTGCCTTGGACAGAATCAGCACCGCCGCCGCCTTGGTTTCCTGTGAAATCCGGGTCCGCCGCCTCATCTGGATCGACCGGTCTCGGGGATGGTGCGAACCCCGCCGCCCGCTCTGCGCTGCGCTTGCGCCGCAACAGCGTCTCGAAATTGCGCTGCGCAACCCGACTGACCATATCGCGCAGGTCCTCGTCGGTCTCGCCGACATCATAAGCCTGGACCTCGGCGGCCGCTTCGTTGCGGCCTGGGACCGGGAAGCCAACCAGGCGACCACACTCCGGGCATGAATCCGCGAGGATAACCTTCGGGCCTTTCGCCCCACACAAATCGCATTTATTCAAAGTCAAAACTCCTGTCAGTGGATTTTAGATGTCTTCCCCGGCGCCGGAATAGGCTATGTCCATCAAGGCGATCGCGCGTCGCATAACCCGCATCGCAAGTACCGGCGGCATAGAACCCGTCCGCGCGTAAAGCTGCACCAGCTTCTCTAGCTCGGTAGTTACCTCAGTGGCAGTCATATTCTCAACGGCGACCGTAGAGAAGGCTGGATCGCTCACCCTCGGCTGGGGCGCGCATTCCGTGGCTTGCCCGGAGCTCGCCCCTTG